CCAGATCCTCTAAAAGATCTAGATGATGAAACTTATCATAAAGCTTTAGATGCATATAGAGATGCTAAAAATATAGATGAAGAAAAAAGAGATCCTTCCAAAACACAACAGGAACTTGACGACGAAGATGCTTGGATTGAACAAGCTATAAAAGATTGGGAAGAAATGGAAGCCAATCGTTATGCTGTTCCAATGAGAGATGATGAAGAATAGGAATTACAACACGATAACAAAGTACTTATGAAAAGATCAGAACTAACACAAATTGTCGAAGAGGCTTATTTTGAAGTACTAGAAGAGGCAGTTCTAGCAACCTCTACACAGCAGATCTTAGGAAAATTTCCTACATTAAATAAGACTTTGGTAAAGCTTATGACTAATGAGTTTGGAGCTTTTGTTAGTGAAATATTATGGGTTGCTCCTAAACCTACAACTTTTAAGATTACATTAAAAAATGGACAATCATTCTATTTAAAGTGGTTAGGTAAAAGCTTTCAAGCACAGGTAGGAGGTAAAAAATACTACCTAAAATCAGTAGATGAATATCAACAAGCTTTAGATGCAATAGGTGAGATCTTAAAATACAGTACACCAACACCAGTAGGAGATGAAGAAGAAGGAGGGTTTGGATCTCCTGAAGGGTTTGGAGAAGAGCCTGCAGGCGGTCCAGAATTAGGAGGATTTGGAGAAGAACCTGGAGCAGAAGAACCTGAAGCAGGAGAAGAAGAAGTAGAGTTTACGTAAATGAAACTAAGAAGCGGTTATATTATCATACTCGGGATACTGGGTTTCATGGCATATTTTAAGTACTGTACACGCAAGGAGCCTGTAGAGCCTAAAATTATAACCATAGTAGAAACCAGATGGGATACTTTACGTATTGATTCAATAGTATACATTCCAAAGTGGAAAGAAAAAATAATCTACAAATGGGATACTATTAACCCTGAACCTATTGATACTGCTGCGATATTACAAGACTATTATAATAAGTACTATTACGAAGATACAATTAGTTTAGATAGTGTGGGCAGGGTGATTGTAAAGGATACTGTTAGCCAAAACAAAATACTTTACAGGCTTACGGTACCCCAAATAAATGTAAAAACAACAACAGTGTATATTAAAGAGTACTTAAATGAGAATGAATGGTATGTAGGGGGAGGACTTATAGCAAATAAACAAGGTGTTCAAAATATAGAAGGAGAGGTTTTATTCAGATCTAAGCAACAACAGGCCTTTGGTGCTGGTATAGGCATAAATAATGAATTTCAACCTACCTTTTCAATTAAGTACCTTAGAAAGATAGGTAAATGACAGACAAGCAAAAAGTTCAACAGGTAATTTTAAAAGAGTATGCAAGGTGTAAAAAAGACCCGGCATACTTTATGAAGAAATATTGTTACATACAGCACCCTACAAGAGGGAGAATTCTTTTTAATCTATACCCCTTTCAGGAAGAGGTACTGCACTTATTTAGAGACAATCAATTTATTATAACATTAAAGTCCCGGCAGTTGGGAATTTCAACTTTAGCTGCAGGGTATAGTCTGTGGTTAATGTTATTTGAAAAAGATAAGAACGTACTTGCACTTGCAACAACACAGGCCACTGCTCGTAACCTGGTTACAAAGGTACAGTTTATGTACGACCAGTTACCTACCTGGTTGCGATTAAAATCGGTAGAATATAACAAATTATCCTTAAGACTTACAAACGGGTCAAGGATTAAAGCTGCCTCTTCTAATTCAGATGCTGCTCGATCAGAAGCTGTATCACTACTTCTTATAGATGAGGCTGCCTTCATCGATAACATTGAGCAGACCTTTACTGCTGCACAGCAGACACTTGCTACCGGGGGTCAGTGTATGGCATTATCTACTCCTAATGGGGTTGGTAATTGGTTTCATAAAACCTGGCAAAAAGCAGAAACTAAAGAAAATAGCTTTGTACCTGTAAAGCTTCCCTGGTACGTTCACCCAGAGAGAAGAGAAGATTGGAGACGGCAACAAGATGATGACCTCGGTCCTAGAATGGCCGCTCAAGAGTGTGATTGCGACTTCCTTGCATCTGGGGATACAGTCTTCGAACCAGAGGATATGGAATTCTACGAACAATCACATCAAATAGACCCAGTGGAAAGGAGAGGAGTTGATGGCAATTTATGGATATGGGAGCAACCTGACTACACAAAGTCTTATATGGTAGTTGCCGACGTTGCAAGAGGTGATGCTTCTGACTATTCTGCATTTCATATATTTGATATAGAAAATGCAACTCAAGTTGCTGAATATAAAGGAAAACTTTCTCCTAAAGATTTCGGTAATGTGCTGGTAGGAATAGCATCAGACTACAACGATGCACTGCTTGTTGTTGAAAATGCAAATATAGGATGGGCAACTATAGAGCAGATATTAGAAAGAGAATATAGAAACCTATACTACTCTCCTAAATCAAATACAGATACTGTAGAATCTTATATGAATAAGTATGAGAAGGGAAACCTGGTACCGGGATTTTCTATGACCTTAAAAACACGTCCCCTTGTTATTGCTAAGATGATTGAATATATTAGAGAAAAATCGGTAATGATTAGATCAAAAAGGCTGATGGGAGAAATGAGAGTATTTGTATGGAAGAATGGAAAAGCTCAAGCACAAGGCGGGTATAATGATGACTTAATTATGTCTTTTGCAACCGGGTTGTATGTGAGAGATACTGCTTTGAAGCTAAGACAACAGGGTATGGATCTAGCTCGTGCACAACTTTCATCTTTTACAAACTTAAATAGACGTAATTCTGCTGTATATAGTGTAGGAAATCAACAAAATAATCCTTATAATATAGATACTCCGGGCGGTAAAGAGGATATTTCCTGGTTATTTGAGTGAGATATATTTATAATTAAAGTACATTTAGATGGCAGATACAACATTATTTGGTAGACTGAAGCGATTATTTTCTTCGGATGTAGTAATACGTAACGTAGGAGGTAATCAATTAAAAGTAGCTGATGTTAACCAAATTCAGACTACCGGGAAGTACCAAACTAATTCACTATTAGACAGGTTCTCACGTTTATATATTTACAATAATAAAAATATATTTAACCCGAACCTAAACTACCAAACCTTACGCATACAACTATATTCAGATTATGAAGCTATGGATTCAGATCCAATTATTGCTTCTACTTTGGATATACTAGCAGATGAAGCTACATTAAGAAACGAGCAAGGAGATCTAATTGCTATTAAATCTTCAGATGAAAACATACAAAAGATTCTCACAAACCTCTTTTATGATGTACTAAATATTGAGTTTAACCTCTGGTCATGGACTCGTCAAATGTGTAAGTACGGGGATTATTTCTTAAAGTTAGAAATTGCAGAAGAGTTTGGTGTTTACAATATACTTCCCTATACAGTTTACAATGTAGTTAGACATGAGGGACAAGATCCTGAAGAACCTGCTAAAGTAACATTTACAATAGATCCTGACGGATTAGCTTCTTCTGCTGATCCCAACTATATACCTAAGACTAGTAAGAAGATTATCAACCTCGACAATTACGAGGTAGCGCATTTTAGACTTCTTGCAGATACAAATTACCTGCCTTATGGACGTTCTTATTTGGAACCTGCACGTAAGGTGTGGAAACAATTAACTCTAATGGAAGATGCGATGTTAATTCATCGTATAATGAGAGCACCAGAAAAGAGAACCTTCTATATTAATGTAGGGAATATTCCACCGAACGAGGTTGAGCAATTTATGCAAAAGACCATCAATCAGATGAAAAAAACTCCTTATGTTGATCCCGAAACCGGTCAATATAATCTGCGATTTAATATGCAGAATATGATGGAAGATTTTTATATTCCTGTACGTGGGGGTGATACTTCTACTAAGATTGATACTACAAAAGGATTAGAGTACGATGGCACAAATGATATCGAATACTTAAGAGATAAAATGTTTGCTGCCTTAAAAGTGCCTAAAGCGTACTTTGGATATGAAGGCGACTTACAAGGTAAAGCTACCCTTGCCGCGGAGGATATACGTTTTGCAAGAACCATTGAACGCATACAGCGTATAATGGAATCTGAACTTACTAAGATTGCCTTGGTTCATTTATATACTCAAGGGTATAAGGGAGAGAGTCTTACTAACTTTGAAATTAAATTAACTACTCCTTCAATTATATATGAGCAAGAGAAAGTTGCTCTACTTAAAGAAAAAGTTGATCTAGCACGTCAAATGTTAGACACCTCCTTATTTTCTTCAGATTACATCTATGATAATCTATTTAATCTATCTGAAGATGCTTATATGGAATTAAGAGATCTAGTAAGAGAGGATAAGAAAAGAGCCTTCCGTCTCACACAGATTGAAAATGAAGGAAACGATCCAGTAGAATCTGGAGTATCTTATGGTACGCCTCACGATTTAGCATCTATGTATGGTAGAAGGGGTGCCGATGGTAACAAGGTTCCTGTAGGTTACAGCGAGGATCTTCCACAAGGACGTCCAGTGGAAAGAGCTTCAATAAAAGGTACACAAGAAGATCCTTTAGGAGGACGAGATCCTCTAGGAGTTCACGGTATGAAAGGGGGTTATCCAAGTGATAATGAAAATGTCTCTGAATCTAATGTTTTAGCAAAGTCTATCTATCATCAAATTAAACAAGGACTTTTTGCAGAAGAAGGTAAAAAGTTAATTTTTGAAAAAAAATCTAAACAAGAGGATAGTTTGCTTAGTGAACGTAATTTAAAAGATTTAGAAAAATAAGACATATTTATATTAGTATAACCCTATATTATGAAAATTAAACATTCCAAGTATAGAAATACCGGGTTGATATTTGAATTACTGGTAAAGCAAATTGCCAGTGATACCTTATCTCGTAAAGATTCTCCTGCTGTAAAGTTACTTAAGAAATATTTCACCGGCAACACTGCATTAGTGAGAGAATTCAAGCTTTATGAGTTAATATTAAAAAATAAAGGAGTTAATCAGAGTAAGGCAGAAAGCATTATCTCAACGGTAACTGAAATTTCTAGAAAGTTAGATCGTGCGACATTAAAAAGTCAAAAGTACAATCTTATAAAAGACTTAAAAGAGCATTATAGCTTGGATGAGTTCTTTTCTATGAAAGTAAGAGACTATAAGCCTCTTGCTGCTTTATATTGTTTGATGGAAGGACAGAACGTAGAAGATCTTGTAACTCCTCAATTCCTTGTTGA